TCGGACCGGAAGGGGTTTGTCACGAAGGAATGGCACAAGGTCCATCAGCGCAACGAACCGCTCGATCTCCGCGTCTACAACATCGCGGCGCGGCTCTCGCTTGGGATCAACATGGAGCGGCGATTGATGGCGTTGCGGGCGGCAGCGGCGAACGCGCTGAATGCTGCTCCGCGCCAGCCTGTTCAGGTCGATGAACCGACCCAGGCGGCTCCCCAAGCTGCCCCTGGGCGGCGTCGGGTGCGCAGTCGTGGCGTTGAAAGTTAAGATTTGAGCGGCTAGATGAAAAGCATGATGACCAAGGACGATGTCCGAGCGGCCCGAACCAAGCTCGGCCAGATGTGGAAGCCCGGCGGCGGTCCGCTGACGGCCCAAGAGCTAGTGCGCGCGCTCGGATTGTCGGAAGACCACGGCACTGACCATGTCTATAACATGGAGAAGGGCAAATCGGCTGTCTCGGGCACGATTGAGATGCTATTGCGCATCTATCTCGCCGGTGGAGTGCCGCCCGACGATGTCGTGATCTTCAGGGACGCCCCGAAGCGAGCACGATAGGCGCGCCATCGGCTTGTCTTTCTTCATAAGTTGTGGACAGATGTCAAAGCAACTTGCTGCGGCTCATCTTATTCTCAGAACGTATTGCATTTCGCCCTGAACTGGCCAGGGCGCGGGGCTCGAAATAGTCCAATTCCCTCCCGGTCCGACCAGAAGGAAAAACTGCCATGGCGTATCGCAACAAGACTTACATCTGCTTCGATGGTGATACCGACATGAACTACTATCGGCTGATGCAGGCATGGAAAGACAACGAACACCATGACTTCAACTTCCACAATGCGCATGACCTAAATACCGCGCGAGACTCCAGTCAGGAAGAAAGCATCAAGCGGCAGCTACGCGAGCGGTTTGCGAACTCGAAACTTCTCATCGTCCTCATCGGCGAGAAAACGAAGCTGCTAACTAAGTTCGTCAAATGGGAAATGGAGGTAGCTCTGCGCTTGGATTTGCCAATAGTCGGTGTGAATTTGAACGGCTCGCGGCAGAGCGACGGTCGATGCCCGCCCGCAATCAAGGATGAACTAGCGGTCTTCGTGCCGTTTAGCCAAAAGATAATCTCATACGCGATGGACAATTGGCCGGCCAGCCATAAATCTTATCGCGCACAAGGCAAGAGTGGGGCTTACTTCTACAACGACTCCGTCTACCAGAATCTGGGCTTTGCTATATGAGGTTTGCATCGTACCTCACACGGTCATATTGGAAGTACGCATTATTTTCGAAGCAGGCCGGTGCTGACCTTCTGAAGGCTCTTGGCGCGCAGAATCTAATCATCGGGCTTCTTGATTCGTTCAAGGTGATCCCGCGAGACACGCTGCCGGGCATCACATTTTGGGCGATGCTTTTGATCTCCGTCATATGGGTTTTGCTCTCGCGCAGGCCGGTCTTGAAGGTCACTTACAAAATTCCAAAAAAGGACTTTTGTTATGAGGTGCGTATCGGCGACCTGCTAAGCAGCAAAGAAGACATTGTCGTCAGCACAAACACGACTTTCGATACGGACATGGCAAGCGGACTGATATCGCCGAAGAGCATACAGGGCCAAGTTGTTGCACGTTTCTTTGATGGGAAAACCGACGAGCTCGATAAGCAAATAAAAAAGGCGCTGACCGGAGTGCCGTACACCGACGCTATAAGTCCCGGAAACAAGAAGCGATACCCGTTCGGCACGGTCGTCAAAATACCGGCGCATGGCAAGAACTTCTACTTCCTTGCCATGTCGGAATTGAATGAGCATGGGACCGCGCAATCAACCCAAGCGCAGATTGCCACTTCTTTGGAAAAGCTATGGGAGTTCGTGGGAAGCCAAGGTGAGATAGGTGAATTGGCGATGCCCCCTATAGGTACAGGCCGGGGGCGATTGCAGTTGCCGCGTAGAAAAGTGATCGAACTCATTGCTCAGTCCTTTGCTGATGCTTCTCAGGAAAAGGCGTTCGCAAACAAACTGGCTATCGTGGTGCATCCCGACGATGCAAAGCGCTATGAAGTTAACTTATTCGAAATTCGCGACTATCTCGCGTTGAGCCTGCACCACTAAGGGAGATCGGAACGATCTCTTGCGAGCGAGCCATGTCCCGTAGCTTCGGGTCATGGCAAAGACCGTCGAAGAGCAGCTTGAAGAGACCCTAAACTCGATCTCCACGGTCGAGTCGAACGGTCAACGTTACACGATCAAGGATCGTGAGCTTTGGCGCGCCGATCTGCGCCAACTGGATCAGCGAGCGCAGCGCCTCGAAAAGCAGGCAGCGCGTGAGAAGCGCGGCGGCATCCGTATTCAGCGGGTGATCCCGCTGTGATTAAGCCCGTTGCCCCGACCCTGATGGACCGCTTTCTGGCGGGCGTCGCGCCGAACTTCGCGACGCGCCGCTACCATGCGCGCCTCTCGCTCAACTACATGGGCCAATACGCCGGAGCGAAGTCGAACCGCGCGGCGCTGAAGGCGTGGAAGACCCATCCCGGCTCGGCCGATTCCGACTCGTTGGGCGATCTTCCCGCGCTGCGCAGCCGCTCGCGCGATCTCGGCCGCAACAACCCCATCGCCACCGGCGCGAAGCAGACCTCGAAGAGTAACGTCGTTGGGTCCGGCCTGCGCGTGCGCGCGAAGCTGAACCCGAAGCTTGTCGGTCTCTCTCCGGAGGCCGCCGAGTTGTGGGAGCGCAACACCGAGACGCTGTTCGACCTTTGGGCGCAGTCGAAACTTTGCGACATCACTCTGACGCAGAACTTCTATGAGCTTCAGGGCCTCGTTTTCAGCGCCGTGTTCGAATCCGGCGACACTTTCGTGCTTCGACGGACGCCGAAGCGCCCCAACGCCGTTGTGCCGCTCGCGCTCAACGTGATCGAGGCCGACCGCGTCGGTACTCCGACCGAGTTGCAGGGCGAGTACCTGATCCGCGACGGCGTCAAGATCGACGAAGATGGCGCGCCGGTCAGCTACTACGTGCTCAATGAGCACCCCGGCGAGCGCGTCACGTACACCGTGAACGCCTTTACGGAAGTCCCGGCCTTCGGCAAGAAGTCCGGCGAGCAGATGGTGCTCCATATTTTCGAGCGCATGCGGCCCGGCCTCAATCGTGGCATCCCGCAACTCGCTCCCGTCATCGAAATCCTGAAGCAACTCGACCGCTACAGCGAAGCCGAGTTGATGAAGGCCGTCGTGTCGTCGTTCTTCACCGTCTTCCTGAAGACCCAGGGCGACGACGGTATCGCTCCGGCGATCCCCGGCGCGTATCCCGGCATGGGCGCGAACGAAGTGACCATGGGACCGGGCACCATCGTCGATATCGGCACCGACGAAGAGGTTCAGACGGCGCAGCCCGCCAACACCGCGAACTTCGACCCGTTCTTCACGTCAGTGGTCCGGCAGATCGGCGTCGCGCTCTCGATCCCGTTCGAACTGCTCATGATGCACTTCACGTCGAGCTACAGCGCCTCGCGCGCCGCGCTCGAAATGGCGTCGCAGTTCTTCAAGGATCGTCGCGTGTGGCTTGTCCGTAACTTCTGCGCGCCCGTTTACGAGTGGTTCCTGACCGACGCCATCAACGCGGGCCTGATCACGGCTCCCGGCTTCTTCAACGACCCCATCCGCCGGGCCGCCTGGTTGGGCGCGCAGTGGATCGGCCCGGCGCGGATCATCCTCGACCCGCTCAAGGAATGGAAGGCCGAGACCGAAGCCGTCAACCTGGGCGCTCGCACCATCGAGCAGGTCATCATCGAGCGCGGTGGCGACGACTTCGAGCAGACCACGGCGCAGCGCGCTCGCGAGCATGAAGCCCGCGCGAAGGCGAAGCTCGAACCCGAAATCCTCGCGCCGTCCGGCATGGGCTCGCAAGTCAAGGAAGACGTGAGCGAGCAGCCGACCGACGAACCGACGCAGCCGAAGAAGCCCGAGAAGAAGCAATGACCGTCAACGTTCGCAACCCGCTGATCTTCGACGCCGCTCTCACGGCCAATTGGGCCATGGATGAAGGTGCTCTGCGCCAGATCATGGAGATCGCCGCGCGCGAAAACCAGATCACGCCGCAGATGCTCGAAGCCTATCGAGGCCAAGAGCTTGAGCGTTCCGAGCGCGCGACCCGTCGCGGCAACGTGGCGATCATCGACGTGGCTGGCCCCTTGTTCAAGCGCGCCAACCTCATGACCACGTTCTGCGGCGCGACCGCGTATGAGACCGTGCGTCGCGATCTTCAGGCTGCGATGGACAATGCGTCCATCAGCGCGATCCTGCTCAACATCCACTCGCCTGGGGGCGAGGCCGCTGGCGTTGCGGAGCTTGCCACGGCGATCAACGAAGTGCGCGGCCGTAAGCGCATCGTCTCCTATGCAGGCGATCAGGCGGCTTCCGCTGCGTTCTGGTTGGGCGCCGCATCTGACGAGTTCATTATCGGCCCGACCGCTGCGCTGGGCTCCATGGGCGTCGTGGCGGGCTACCGAGACACGTCCGCGCAGGACGCGGCGCGCGGCATCAAGACCATCGAATTTGTGTCTTCGCAGTCGCCCTACAAGCGCGTGGACATCAACACCCAGGAAGGCCGTGACCGCGTTCAAGCGCGCGTTGACTCAATGGCCGCCGTGTTCGTCGAGACGGTCGCGAAGTATCGCGGCGTGAGCGTCGAACATGCCCTCGAACGTTTCGGCCAGGGCGATGTCCTGATCGGCAAGGCGGCAGTCGATGCCGGAATGGCCGATGGCGTCGCGACGTTCGAACAGGTTCTCGCGAGCTTGGCTCGCGGCGAAAGTCCGAAGGCTTCCTTCGGTTTTAACCCGGCCGCGCACGGCCAAAGTGGAGAAGTCGAGATGAACGAACAAGAGAAGGCTGCGTTCGCAGCGCAGGTTCGCGCCGAAATGCAGGCCGAGATCGATGCCAAGGCGAAGGCCGATGCCGAAGCCAAGGCGAAGGCCGAAGCGGAAGCTGCCGCAGCCGCCGCGAAGGACCCCGTCGCGGTCGAGCGCAAGCGCGTCACCGAGATCATGGGCCTGACCCTGCCGGGTTACGAAGCCGCTGCGCAGAAGGCTATCGAAACGGGCTCTTCGGCCCATGAGTTCTCGGCCATGATCGTGGCTGCTGAAAAGGCCAAGCGCACCGAGCGCGCTGCTGACGTCAAGTCGGACACCGAAGCCAACGCTGGCGTCGCTCCGTCGCAGGGTCAGGAAAATGCGCAGGGCGACGAAGCCGCAGTCAACGCAATTCTCGGCGCGATGAAGCTCGCGTCCGGCAACTAAGGAGCCGCAACGGTGGCGAAGTTTGAGAACGAAGGCGCATACGTCCCGAGCATGCTCATGCTCGGCCACCATCGCGCCCGCAAGGTGACGATCAAGTCGGGCGCTGGAAAGCTCGACCGTGGCACGGTGCTCGGCCAGGTCTCGGCCGACAAGAAGTACCTCAAGTCCATCGCGGCGGCGAACGATGGTTCGCAGACGCCCGACGCGATCCTCAGTGAGGGGGTCGATGCGACCTCCGCTGACGTGGAGGCCATCGTCTACATCGCTGGCGAAGTCGATCAGGACAAGCTGATCCTCGGCGCCGGACACACCCTCGGATCGGTGGATGCGGTCTTCCGCACGAAGTCGATCTGGCTCGTTAAGCCGATGGGCTAACCGAGACAACCTCGAAGAAAGCAACGGGAAGCCCTGACTATGGACCTCTTTTCGACCACCGCCCTCAACCGTGTTGTCGAGGAACTGCCGCTCAACCCGGCGTTCTTCCTCAACACGTTCTTCACGACCGCAGAGACCTCCAACACCGAAGACATCAAGTTCGACTCGGTGAAGGGCCGTCGCCTGATCTCGCCTCTCGTCTCGCCCATCGTTGCGGGCAAGGTGATCCGCGAGAAGGGCTACAAGACTCAGTCGCTCGCCCCGGCCTACATCAAGGACAAGCGCGTCTTCAAGCCGAGCGGCCAGTTCAAGCGCCGCGCTGGCGAGAAGATCGGCGGCTCCCTGTCGCCCGAGCAGCGGCTTGCCGCGTCCATCGGCTTCGCCGTGAGCGAGCAGTTGGATATGTGGACCCGCCGCCTGGAAGTCATGTCGGCCGAAGTTCTGCGCACCGGCAAGCTCGTCCTGAAGGGCGACGACTATCCCGAGCAGCTTGTCGATTTCGGCCGCGATGCCGAACTGAGCATCGTCCTGACCGGCACCGACAAGTGGGACAACGCCGCCGTCAACCCGCTCGACGACATCGAAGATTGGGGTCAGACGATCTTCGATCATTCGTCGCTGACCTGCCGTGACGTGATCATGGCGAGCGACGTGTGGAAGACCATCCGCGCCAAGCTGGCCGGTCCCGACACCGATGCGGTCGCCAAGGCGATGCGTCTTCAGATCGACATGACCAAGGCGACGCTGGAATCGGCTCGCGCCTCGCTCGGCCCGATCCTGATCACCCCCGGCATCCGTCTGGTCGCTCAGTTCGGCGACTACCGTCTGTGGGTCCACGCCGACAAGTACGTCGATCCGCTCGACGGCGTCGAGAAGGACGTGCTCCCGGCCGGTGAAGTCGTCATGGCTTCGCGCGAGATCGAGGGCGTCCGTCACTTCGGCGCGATCATGGACCTCAAGGCCGGTATCCAGCCCCGCGACTTCTTCGTGAAGTCCTGGGAGGAAGAGGACCCGTCCGTGCGGTACATCCTCGGCCAGTCCGCCCCGCTGATCGCGCCCTACCGCGTGAACGGCACCCTGGGCGCGAAGGTGAAGTAATGCCGATCTATCGCGGCCTCGTAACGATCAAGCGTGACGGGCGGTATCTGCCGCCCGGCACTGCTATCGAGATGGACGAGAATGAAGCGAAGGCCCTCGGGCCTTCTCGCGTCAAGCTCGCTCCCGATCAGGTCTCGGCCGTCGCCGAGATCGCACTGGATTCGGCCAGCACGCTCGCTGGCACCGAGTCCGCCGGTGATGCCCCCGGCGACGCGCCGTCCGCTGATGAAGTCCCTCCCGCCTCGCATCAGACGGACGGCGCGAGCAATTCCAAGGTCGTGGACATCGCGTCCGCAATCGACCTGCTCGACGAGAAGAAGGACTTCTTCAAGTCCGGTCATCGCGTCGGCAAGCCGAAGCAGAAGCCGATTGAAGAGATCGTCGGGTTCGACATCACCGACGCCGATATCGACGCTGCTCTGGCGCTTCGCGCATCGGGCGTCTGATGCCTGTCGAGACCGACAACGATCTGTTGATCTTCCTCAACCCCGACGAGTTCGGGGTTGAGGCGCGTTATGTGAGCCGCGATCCAGCCGTCGAGCCGAAGGACATCCCCGGCCAGTTCGACGACGAAGGCAGCAATTGGAATCCGAACCGTTGGAACGGGACGCAATTCCAGATGCAAATGGGCGCGAGCGTCACGTCCACCGGCCCGACGTTTCTCTGCCGCACGTCCGACCTGAACAAGGGCGGTCGCAAGGGCGAGAAGCTGACGATCAAGGGCGAAGAATATCGGATCGAGGACAAGCGCCCGGATGGCACCGGCCTGACCTTGCTCCTGCTCATGGCGAACGACTGACATGGCGCATCCTCGTAAGCGTATCCGCGAAGCGTTTCGAGCCCGGCTTGCTGATAGTGTTGACGGCGAGTACCGCACGGCCGCGCAAAGCCGCGTGTATGCGAGCCGCATGGCTCCCGTGAACGAGGAAGAGTTGAAAGAGGATGGCCCCGCCATTCTCGTCTATGCGCGCATGGAGAAGTACAACCCCGAGAAGGACTACGGGATCGAGGGCGACGCGACCTATATCGAGCGCGAGTTGACGATTGTCACGGAGGCGATGCTGCTCGGCACGGAGACCGTTGACGACAAGCTCGACGACATCGCGGAGCAGATGGAAGCCGCGTTCGAGGGCTTCGTGATCCCCGGCTTTGAGTCTGCTCGCATGCGGCTGCTCGAGTCCGACATCGACGTGATCACTGAGCAGGTCAAGCGGCCTATTGGCGCTATCGGCCTCGTTTGGCAGGTCATCTATCGCACCGCTTGGCGTCCGCGCGTCACGGCCGACAATCTCGACGCCGACATGGCGGACTTCCTGGCGGGCAAGTAGCATGGTAAAGTTTCTTCGCGATCCTGCGAGCACCGGCGGCGTGGCCGACCCGGAAGCGACCGACATCGATCGGCGCGCGCAGGATGTCGTCAAGTTCGGCAAGATCAAGGAAGTGGACTACAAGCGCCAGCCCCCGGCGTACCGCGTTCTGATCGGTGACGAGAACGACGAAGACAACCACAACATCACGGATTGGCTCCCGGCTGGCGGCATGCGCGCGAAGGGCGACCGCGAGACGCACTTCCTTGAGAAGGACGAGAAGGTCGTTCTGCTCGCGGAAGGCGGCGAGCTTGCGACCGCGCAGGTCTATCCGGCGGGCACTTACACGCCTGAGAACGAAGACGAGAAGGAAACGACCGACAAGGCTGGCGTCTGGCGCAAAATCTTCAATAAGCCGAAGAGCAAGAACGGTCAGGGCGGCGAGGATGGCGGCGGCGACGAAGGTGGCGAGGAAGTCGGCGAGGACGGCGAGGAAGGCGAGGACAAAGTCCTGGGCGAGATCAGCTATGATCGCAATACCGGCGATTGGCTGATTAAGGGCCTCAAGAACAAGGGCTCGATCACGCTCGAAGGCTCGGGCTGCAAGATGGTCATGAAGGACGGCACGATCACGTTCACGGCGAAGAACTTCAAGGTCGAGATGGAGGAGAACGTCGAGATCGAGGCGGGCGAAGACTTCAAGTCCACGGCGGGCGGCGAGTCGACCCACGAAGCCGAAGCGTTCACGACCGTCGCCGAGACGTTCCTGGGCGTCGATAGCGCAGGTGAGAAGCCGCCGATCAAGGTCTACACCGAAGCTGGCCCGGCGAAGAAGACCTTCTCGAAGCCCGGATAGGCGACCGGAACAGGCTGTAAGCGACCGTGCCGACGCGGCACGGTGCGCCTTATGGCGACCATTGACCTCAACACCGGCAAGCCTCTCGAAGGCATCGACGATGTCTGGCAGTCGATTGCGACCATTCTGAGCACTTCGCTGAAGTCGCTCGTTATGGCCCGCGATTTCGGCTCGAAGATGCCGCGCCTTGTTGACCATGCCGTGTCGCCGGTGACGCTGATCGATTTCTACGCGGCCGTGCCGGAAGCGATCAATCGCAAGAACCCCGAGTCCCTGATGGCGGAAGAGCCTCGCTTCCGCATCATTCAGATGGAGCTTGCCGACATGACCGATCAGGGCAACGCCCAATTTGATATCGAGGGCATCTATTACCCGCGCGGCCATCTCGGCGACTATTCGGAAGCCCGAGACGCGCGCGGCCGCGTGATCCTTTCTGACAACATGGTCGTCGGGAGCTACGTCTAATGGACGCGCCGCTGCCGAACCTGCCGCTGCCTGTCATCGAGCGCGAGCCCGCGTTCCAGGCATTGTTCGACGCCCGCCTGACGCAGATGCGTGGCCTGCTTGAGACCGCCGGTCTCGATTGGGACACGTACATGCTGCGCTCGGACCCGATCAACAACTTCTGCCGCCACGCCGCCTATGGCGATCTGCTCTACGTCACGTCGCTGAACGACACGTTCCGCGCGACGCTGCTCGACTTCGGGCAGGGCGCGGACCTGATCGCGCAGGCGTCCGATTGGGACCTGACCCAGGCCGATGGCGAGTCCATCGACGACCTGCGACGCCGTCTGCGCGAGCGTAAGAAGGGGCAGGGCGGCTTCACCGAGAATTGGTACAAAAGGCACGCCTTCCTCGCCGACCCGCTCCGCGTGGCCGACGTGGGCGTTGTGGGCGATGCCATGGGCGGGGTCAAGGTCTCGATCCTGTCCACCGAAGGCAACGGCGTGCCGAGCGACGATCTGCTCGCGGTCGTCACCGCAGCGCTCAACGATCCGCTTGTGCGCGGCGACAACGATCATATCGAGGTCGTCCCGGCCGTGATCCGCGTCGTCAACGTGGAGGCCGACATCTGGCTTCTGCCGGAAGCACCGATCACCGAAATGCAGGCCGCCGAAGATCGGCTCAAGACCGAGTTTGCCGCTGCCCGTCGCCTGGGCTGGGACTTCACCGCCGACTTCGTCATCGCCTCGCTGCGCACGTCGGGCGTCCGCCGGATCGTCATGATCACGCCGGAAGCCGACGACTACACGCGCGCGGAGCCCAATGAAGCCGTCGCCCTGGGCAGTGTCGGCCTCAACTTCAAGGGTCGGTCCTACTGATGACCGACCTGATCGACATCGTCCCGCGCAACACGACGCCGCTTCAGCGATCCGTCGTCAAGACGATTGACTCGCGCTCGCGCTATGCCGCGTTGGTGCAGTCGATCATCGACGTGCGCTATCTCGATGTGATCCCCGAAGACGTGCTGCCGTGGCTGTTGCGCCATTGGGGGCTCGAAGACGCGGCCGAGTTCGTCAAAGACCATCAGATGCTCTACAAGCAGGGCAAGCGATGGCAGACGCTCCGTGGCCGCGTGGAAGCCTATGAGATCATCTTCGATTGGCTGGGCCTCGACGGCTTCTATGAGCGCGGAGACCACGGCGCTGTGCGCTGGGGGCTGTTCCAGATCGGCCTCACGGAGCGGCCTGATCAAGACACGCTGCTCAACCTGATCGGGCTGGCGAACCTCTCGAAGAAGGCGTCGAGCGTCCTGGGCCGTATCTATGGCGGCTATGACATCCGGCCGATGCGGCTCGACATGATGCCGCTCGACGGTGCGCTGCTCGACGATTGGTCCGGCGTCTATCTGCCGGGCATCAAGCCGAAGGTTTCGTTCGGCAAGCAGCACGGCGAGGAAGTCGATTTCGATTCCGAGATGGACGGCGGCGGCTTCCTGTCCGTCGAGGGCATCGCGCGCTTCGAGGAAGGCTTCGTGCTCGACCGCTCGATGCTCGATGGCGAGGTCGTCGAGCCTTCCGTGGTCTCCATTCAGGCTTCGCTCTCGGGCGAGCAGATCGACTTCGCAAAGGACGTTTTGATGCCTTGGCCGCGCACGCCTTGGCCGGGCGTCTCCTACACCAACATGGAACAGTTCACGATTTACGGAGGACCCGATGGCACTTCTGGTTAATAGCGGGCGCGAAGGTCTCGCCGCCGCGCTGAAGTCTCGCACGATGTTTTTCGCCTGGGGGCGAGGGGACTCGTGGTGGGGCCAGACCGAGATCAAGAACGCGACGTTCTCGGGCTCGCCCGAGCGCTTCACGCTCGACCATACGCCGATCTCGACGCTGGCCCTGAAGGATGTCGGCAACGCGCTCACCTATGAGACGCCGCGCGACTACACGTTCAACGCCAACACCGGCGCTGTGACGCGCGTCAATGGCGGCCAGATTGCGCCGGGCGCAACCGTCCAGGCGCAGGTTCAGTACGGCACGCCCGCCCTGGGTTCGGGCGAGACCGCGTTGGTCAACGAAGTGGGCCGCCGCATCGCGTCGTCGGTCGAGTTCGTCGTGCCCGACGACAACGGCAACATCAGCACGCCCGGCGGCGCGCGTTGGACGATCTCCACGACCGCGACGCGCTACCTCTATTGCAGCGTGCTCTTCGACTACCTCGAAGCATCCGACCAGACGATCCGCGAAGTCGGCATCTTCGTCGATGGCACGCGCAAGGCGGGAGTGCCTGAAGGGCAACTGTACTTGACTCCCGATCAGGTCGCCGAACCGGGATACTTGCTCCTGCTCGACCGCTTCGCGGGCAAGGTTCGCTCCCCGAGCGAGCGGCAGGGATTCTCTTACGTTCTGGTGATCTGAAAATGGCAGACGCTCGCGACCAACTTCCGGCATACATCAACACCTTCGATAAGACGAAGGGCTACCAGCGTCTCGCTGCGCACTATGACCGCTTCCTGACCAGCAACGAACTGAACGTCATTCAGGACATCGAAGCGAACCGCCTGAAGGGCGTCGCCGATGCCTTCTGGCGCGACGGTTCGTTGGTCAGCGGCGGTGCCATCGTGCTCGGGCCGATCATCAACGCGACCGTTGAGGCGCAGTTGGCGGCGGCCAAGGTCTACATTCGCGGCGCGGTGCATGACATCGAAGCCCGCAACATCGTCATCTCGGCTGTCGGCATCGTCGTGATCGGCATCCGCCTGCGCACGTTCACCGTGACCTATGAGCAGGACCCGACCCTGAAGGGGCAGGCCCCCGGCACGCGCGCACAGGGCGAGCCCGGCGCGTCGGCGCTGGCGATGCTCGGTCGCTGGGGCTATGAAGGCGACGGCGAGGAAGGCGACTTCTTCCCGATCTATACGATCAAGGACGGCACTATCGAGACGCCGAATGAGCCCGGCATGGACGACGCCTGGGCGAACCTGCTCGCGCGCTATGACCGCGAGGCGCATGGCGGCTACGTCGTCGAGGGCTTCAACGTCAAGGCGCTCGGCCTCGACGAGACCGGCAAGCAGACCTTCACCATCTCGGAAGGCACGATCAACGTTTGGGGCTACAAGCGAACCCGGCCTGCTTCGGCACGTCTGCGCGTGACCGAAGAGCCCGAGATCATGCTGCTCGACGACGAACCGCACGCGGTCAATTCCGGCACGCAGACGATCAAGGTGCGCTTCGCGCCCATCGCCTCGATCAAGGAAATCACGATCATCGCCGAGAAGACCGTGACCTTGACGCACGGCACCTATACCGGCGTCTCCGACACGCTGCCCGATCCGACCGTGCTCTCGATCCGTCAGGTCAAGCAGGGCGCGACCGTCTACGCGCCGACCGCCGACTACAAGCTGACCGGCGCGGCCGTGGATTGGTCGCCGAGCGGTGCGGAAGTCGCGCCGGGCTCGACCTATCAGGTCACGTATCGCTACCTGACCAGCGCCGAGCCGACCAACATCACGCGCGATGGCTTCGACATCACCGGCGCGGCCGACGACACGACCGCCTTCATCAAGTATGAGACCAAGCTGCCGCGCTATGACGCCATCGTGGTCGATCAGCAAGGCGTGATCTCGTACCTGAAGGGCATTAGCTCCCTGTACGCGCCGCAGCCGACCACGGTCGCGCCGACGCTGCACAAGCTCGCCGATGTCTACAACAATTGGGGTCTCGTCCCGACCATCAAGCAGGTCGCGACCGTCCGCATGCCGTTCGCCGATCTGCGCAGCCTCGAAACGATGGTCAGCGATCTCTACGCGCTGGTTGCCGAAGAGCGGCTTCAGCGCGACGTGGACCGCAAGGAAGTCTCTTCGAAGCGTGGCGTGTTCGTCGATCCGCTGCTCGACGACGACATGCGAGATCAGGGTCTCACGCAGAACGGCGCGATCTTCGGCGGCCTGCTGTGGCTGCCGATCATCCCGACCGTCACGACGATGCCCGCCGACACGACGCTGACCTATACGTTCGAGAACGTGTTCGAGCAGCGCCAGATCACCGGCGAGTCGAAGATCAACCCCTATGCTTCGTTCGGTCCCCCGGCGACCGACGTTGCGCTCAACCCGTCCGTCGATCTTTGGACCGACACGCAGGATGTTTGGACCTCGGTCTTCACGTCGCGCGTCGCGTGGCAGCGCACCAACTTCGCCGCTGGCCCGCTGATCGGCACGTCCACCGAGACCACGGATCGCATCGTCAACAGCGCCACGGTTGCGGAAGAGACCATCCGCCAGCGCTCGGTTGGCTTCACGATCCACAAGTGGGGCTACAACGAAGTCCTGAAGAAGGTGACGTTCGACGACATCGACGTGACCCCGGCTGGCACGATCCGCGCGGACGGCAACGGCACCCTGACTTCGTCGTTCCAGATTCCGGCGAACGTCCCGGTCGGCGTGAAGCACGTCGCCTTCGAAGGCGTCGGCGGCTCGACCGCGAACGCGCTCTACACCGCCTACGGCTGGCTGACCACGATCACCAACGAACGCACCATCGTCACCACCTATTGGTACAGCGCCGATCCGCTGGCACAGACCTTCCGTCTGAGCGAGCCCCGGCAGGCGCTCGGCGTGGACGTGAAGTTCACCAAGGTCGGCGACATGAGCAAGCCGGTGCGCGTGCAAATCCGCGAGGTCGAGCTTGGCCTTCCGACCGAGCGCGTCGTCGCGGAGTCGATCCTCGACATGAACACCGTCAAGGTCATCGACCCGCTCTCGGTCGCTCCCCGCGTTGAGTCCGATTGGACTTTCGCCGCGTTCGAGCGCCCCGTCACCCTGCGCGAGGATCGCAGCTACGCGATTACGCTTCTGACCGAAGACTCCAACCACTCGGTTGCCATCGCTGACCTGGGCGGCTTCGACCAGATCAACGGCTGGGTGACTTCCAACGCCTTCCCGCTGGGCACCTTCCTCGACGGTTCGGACTCCCGTACCTGGCTGCCGAAGCCCGGCCGCTCGCTCGGCTTCCGCCTGCGCTGCGCCAAGTTCGCCCAAGCTTCGAAGACCATCGAAGTCGGCGATTTGGATGTCGTGAACTGCTCGGACCTCATGCCGCTGCTCGCGGCTGAGCGCCCCGAAGGCACGGCTATTGAGGTCGAGTTCGAGGCCCCGAACGGCGCGAAGTACGTGACGGCCCCGGCGGTCAACGTCTCGCTCCCGCAGGCCGTCACCGGCAAGCTGAAGGTCCGTCTGCGCGTGACCGGCTCGGCGAACCTCTGGCCGATCATGCTGCCCTACGTTCAGGTTGTGGCGGGCGCGATCCAGGCGACCGGTGACTACATCACGCGCGCCTTCGAGGCGGGCACCGACTCGAAGGTCAGGCTGATCCTCGACGTGTACCTGCCGAACACCGCGACCTTCGAGGCGAAGATTCAGACCGGCGTCAACGCGGGCCTGCCGGTGTGGTCGTCAACGAATGCGCTGACGCTCGAAAAGGCCACGCCGCTCGGCGACGGCTGGGAAGAGCGCCAGTACATGCTCGACCACGTCAACCTCGCGGTGTCGCGCGCCTACGTGAAGATCGGCGGCGGCCCCGGCGCTCGGTCGAACGCTCGCAACATCCGCGCCGTCGCAGTCAAGTCCACCACGGGTTAATAGGCCATGCCGAACGATAGCACGACGCGCGGTTATCCGCTCCCGCATCCCGACAACGTTGCGCGTGAAGACGCGCAACGCATTCGTGACGCCATTCAGGCGATCAGCGAAGACATGGAAGCGATGGGCATCGACCCGGCGACCGAGACTGAGGTCGGCGGCGTGCGCCTCGCTACGGCCGCTGAAGCCACGGCAGGCACGGCTACCGACGCTGTGCCCGTCGTGAAGCGCGTGAAGGACATGATCACGTCGGCAACCACGGCACTGCACACGACCGTGGCCGGGGAGTATGCCACCGCGATCTCGAACGCCGTCACTTCGGCCATCGACGCCCTGAAGGCTGGCGTCGATCCCGCCTATGACACGCTTGTCGAGATCGCTGCGAAGCTTACCGACATGACGCAGATCAACGCGATCCTCGACTCGCTGGCGAAGCGTCTCCGCGTTGATACGGCAACGCAGGGTTTGGATGCCACGTCGCAGGCCAATGGGCGCGCCAACCTGGGGCTCGGCAACATTGCGATTGCCAATGGCGTTGTGCTCGCCGACCTCCGCTCCGGCACGGGGCAGGGCGTCATCACCACCGATAAGGCTTGGGCGGCTGCGGGGTTCGTTGACCTTGGAAATAGCGGCTCTGGCAATCTCAACATCGATTGCTCCACGGGCGTTCGGTTCAGGGTCATCTTGACCGGCAACGTCACGGTAAACTTCCTCAACCCGAAAGACGGGCAGGGAGTCGACGTTACCTTCGTGCAGGACGCAACTGGCGGTCGCTCGATCAGTTGGAACGGCAATGTCCGTTTTCCGAACGGGATCGTTCCGGCGGTCGCTACGGGGGCGAACGGCTGGGCTCTTGTCTATACGGGCGTTTACTCTGCCAATAACGCTCAGTGGCTCGGCGCAGCTTGGAAGAACAGCTAATGTTGCTCCCTTTCCTGCGTCGCATCCGCATCGGATCGCTCAAGCCGCCGGTGACGCCCGGTAGCGCAAGCTGGGGCTATGGCACCTATAGCCCCGTGATCCCTGAGTACAACACGATCACGATGGAGATTTGGGGCGCTGGCGGCGGATCGGCCTGCGCTTCGAACGGCGGCACGGCTCCGGGGGCGGGCGGGACTAGCTACTTCTCGGCCCCATCAGGCGTGATCTACGCATACGGCGGGCAAGGTGGATCGCCCGGCGACGGCGAGACCGCCGGTGCTCCCGGTGCTGACGGTCCCGCCAGTGGAGGCGACCAAAACATCACGGGCGGCGGCGCGGCCGGTGGTGCCTGGGTCTACTGGAACAGCTACGTCGGCGGTAAGGGCGGCAATGGCGGCTATGTGAGGAAGACGTGGATTTGGGGGCAGGCCGGGTCGCCGGTTGTTGGCTCTGCCTACACCCTTGTGTGCAACAGCGGCGGTGCCGGTGGTTACTATCAGTTCAACAACGCACTTAGCGGCTACGCCGGATCGAACGCTTCGGCGAGACTTACTTGGAGCTAAAGATGGAAACGATCCTTGTCAGCGAAAAGTCCCCCAACGTGTTCGTCGAGCTTGCATGGGGGCAGACCATTGCGTTCGATGACGTTCTGCATCCGTGGCAGATCACGGAGCTTTGGACCGACGAAGAACTGGCGGCAGTCGGCCTCTATCGGGTCACGCGCCTCCCGGTGCCTGCCGACAAGGTGCTGAACGGTTATTCGGTCGAGCGCGTTGACGGCAAGGTGCAGATGGTGCTCGACCTGGGCGACGCGGTTCTGAAGGCGAGCGCGCGCCAACTGCGGCTCGCAATGAATGCTATGGGGCTTCGCGACGACATCGAAGAGTATGTCGCGTCGCAAGATCGCGACGTGCAAGATAGCTGGCAATGGACCTCTGAGTTCGAAAGCACGCATCCGTTCGTTGTCGGCGCAGCCGAGCAACTGAACAAGAGCCCTGATGATTTGAAGGCTCTCTTCCTGCTCGCGATGACGCTCTGAAGGGATACTGAAACGGTCCCGACGCCCGGCAGGGTGATCGCTAGGGTACGCTCAATCCCAATACTGAGGATTGAGAGAACAGATGTCCCTTACCGATTTCCTTCACGGCGTCGAGACTGTCGTCGTTGATAGCGGCCCCCGGCCGATCCAGACCGTCCGTTCGTCCGTCATTGGATTGATCGGCACCGCTCCCGCCGCGAATGAAGTGGCGTTCCCGCTCGACACCCCCGTGCTCGTCAACCGTCGTCAGGCTGCCGCCATGATCGGCGCGACCGGCACGCTGCCGCAGGCCATCGACTCGATTTACGATCAGGGCGGTGCGCTCATCGTCGTGGTCCGCGTTGAGGCCGACGAAGACGAGAACGAACAGCTTTCGAAGATCATCGGCGGCGTCGATGCCGACACCGGCGCGTTCACCGGCATTCACTGTTTCCGCGCGGCTGAAGCCGAGTGCGGCGTGTCCCCGATGATCCTGATCGCCCCCGGCTTCACGCATCAGCGTCCGCTCGGCGTCTCCGGTCACACGGTCACGGCGCAGGGCGCCGGCTACACCCAGGCGACCGTGGCCTTCACCGGCGGCGGTGCGGGCGCAGTGCTTCCGACTGCGAAGCCGATCATCACCGGCGGCAAGATCACCGGCCTTGAGTTCGACTCGCTCGGCTACGGCATCGTCTCGCCGTTGACCGCGACCATCGACGGCGACGGCACCGGCGCGACCATCACGATCCAGATCGGCGCTTCGGCGAACCCGGTCGTCAACGAACTGAAGTCGCTGGCCGATGGCTTCAAGGCGCACATCATCGCCGATGGTCCCTCGACCACCGATGCCGCTGCGTTCGCCTATCGTCAGGACCACGGCACGCGCCGCGTCTTCATCGTCGATCCGACCGTGTCCGGCTGGTCGGTGAAGTCCAACACGTACTCGCTCGAACGGTCGTCGGCCCGAGTGGCTGGCCTGATCTCGCGCGTGGACAACGAGAAGGGCTTTTGGGAGTCGCCGTCGAACAAGGAAGTCTATGGCATCGGCGGCCTCGGCCGTCCCATCGACTACGCCTACGGAGACAAGAACAGCCGCGCGAACATTCTCAACGAGAATGAGATCGCGACGTTCATCCGCGACGAAGGTTGGTATCTGTGGGGCAACCGCACCTGCTCGGCCGATCCGAAGTTCGCCTTCCTGTCCGTCTCGCGTACCGGCGATATGATCGACATCTCCATCGCGAAGGCCCATCGCTGGGCGGTGGATCGCTCGATCACCAAGCAGTATTTCGAGGACGTGACCGCGTCGGTGAAGGCGTACATGCGCCAGCTTCGCGTGCGCGGTGCGATCCTCGGTGGTGACTGCTGGGTCGATCCCGAGTTCAACACCGAAGCCGACATCTCGCAGGGTCATGTGACGTTCTCGTATGACTTCACCCCGCCGTACCCGGCCGAACGTGTGACCTTCCGGTCGCATCTCGTCTCGGACTACATCCGCAACCTCTTCGCATAACGGGGACGAAAGATGATCCCGCGCGTACTTCGCAACTTCAACAGCTTCGTGAACGGCGTCGGCTATGCCGGACGCATTTCCGAAGTCGAACTGCCCGAGCTTTCGGTGAAGACCGAAGAATATCGCGGCGGCGGTATGGACGGCAATGTCGAGTTGGACATGGGGTTGGAGACTCTGACCGCCAAGTTCACCTTCGGCGAATACGCCAACCAGATTCTCGGCCTTTGGGGCAACATGGACGGCAACGCCGCCCGTATCCAGCTTCGCGGCGCGCTTCAGCGTGACGGCGAAACTGCGGTCCCGATGACCGTCGATCTGCACGGCGGCTTCAAAAAGAACACGCTGGGCACCTGGAAAGCAGGCGACCTGACGCAGAACGAAGCCGAGATGTCCATCCGGTATCTGAAGATTCAGATTCAGGACACCGTCGTCGTCGAGATCGACATCGACAACATGATCCGCATCGTCAACGGCGTGGATCAGCTTGCCTCGATCCGCACTGCGATGGGCATGTAATCAACCACCAACGGCCGACCTCGCTACGGCGGGTCGGCCACAACCAAGCGGGAGAACTAGACTGTGACTGACGAAGTGAAGAAGGACATGCGGCTGTCGGCGGAAATCACGCTCGACTTCCCGTTCGATGTCGATGGCAAGAACTACAAGGCGCTGACGATGCGCCGTCCGAAGACGAAGGACTCGCTGAAGGCCGCGAAGTTCAAGGGCCACGACGCCGACAAGGGCATCCTGCTTCTGGCTGACCTGTGCAACGTCTCGCCGGACGTGATCGCAGAGCTCGACGAAATCGACGCGATGAAGCTGAGCACGCAACTCGATGCTTTTCGTGGGGGTCAGTCGAGCTAAGCGATCTCCGCAAGGGGATTCTGACGCTGATCCGGCTGACCAAAGGCGGCTTCTCGATCTCGGAAGTCGAGGAAATGTCCCTCGACGACTTCTACGGCTGGCTTGAAGACGCAACGAAGCTACAGGCCGAAATCAACAAGGCGATGAAGGCAAAGTAAGATGGCGACCGGCTTCTCCGTATTCGTCAATATCGGGGGCAAGGTCAGTCCCAGCCTCAACGCCGCAGTCAACGCAGCGAAGACCCAGGTCAATAGCCTGGGCGCTTCGCTCGCTGGCATGGCTGCGAAAATGAACGCGCCGTTCGCGGCCGTGAACCAACATCTCGCCAACACTTCGAAGCGCATGGCCGCGATGCAGCGCCATGGCCGCAACGCCACGCTTGGCGTGACCGCGCCCGCCGCGTGGTTCGGCGCGAGCATGATCAAGGATGCCGCCGAGTTCGCCAAGGCTGGCAACATGGTCGAGGCGTTGGGCGAAGCGACGAAAGAGCAGCGCGTCGAGCTTTCGAAGATGGCGCAGGACTTGGCAGGCCGGTATGACGCTGGCGGTGCGACCGGCATCATGAAGTCGGCGACCGAGCTTCTGAAGGCGGGCTTCACGTTCGAGCAGGCCAAGGGCGCGCTCGAACAGGTCTTGGCTGCGTCCGCACTGGCGGGCGACATGACGCCTGCCGATGTCGGCGCGTCGCTGAGCAAGACCATCACCCAATTCCGCATGCCCATGAAGACCTATGAGCAGGCGATGCAGTCTTCGGCGACCGTTACTGACCGCATGGTCTACGCCGCCGTGTCAACGGTCGCGTCCATGAAGGACATCTCGGAGTCGTTCAAGTACGCAGGCGGCATCGCCTCGACGACCGGCAACTCGCTCGACGCCGTCACCGCGACGGTCATGGCGTTCGCTAAGGCCGGTGTGCTCGGCTCCGAAGCGGGCGTCGCGCTGCGCTCGGCAATCGTGC